GGAGAGGCTTCCACAGAGGCCATATTGCACCTCTATGAAATAGAGAAAGTTCGCGGCTGGGTAGAGCGCACTTGTGAAGATTGTCAGTTCACTCCGGGTGAGTGCGCCTTCCTTCCAAGTGATGGCCCAGTGCGGCGATTACATACAATACAGATTGCCTTCCAGGGGTTGGACAAATGCGATGCGAAACGCAGCGATAAAAGCCTGGTTGAATAAGGCGAAGGAGCCTAAGAGTTCGGGTAACTGGCGGTACTCAGATTTGTGCCTTACCTGGTCAGAGCTGGAAATAGCTCGGTGGGAGGCGGGTCAGCCAGTAGTTAAGCGAGTTCTCGCTCCCTTCCCGAGGCGTATACAACAAACAGTATTTGACCTCAGAGAGGCACTAGAGCTTAGACGGTCTTGTATTAAGGAAGAGTCTTTCTCTACTGGAAAGGTCTCCCTATGGACCATTTCATCCAGGGGAAAAGCTCTCCTGAGTCTTCCGCATAACCAACATGAAAGGAGGTTCTCCGATGAAGATGATGAAGCGACTTGAGGACTGGAACACGTTTATGAGGACCCTTGGTTTGTGGACCAAAGCAAACCCGAAGACTGCCAACAGAGTGTTTGGTGACCTACTGAATGATGAAAACCAGGTGGTTCCTGGGACGTTGCCAGACCAAGTAGTGCAATGCATGAAAGCAGAAGCAATACGTTGTGGACTACCTGGAGAGATAGCTCAGGACGTCCAATACCAGAGGTACTACGAGATAATGGAAGCTGGTGAGCTTCCCTGGGACTTAGTCGTCAAGGATACCGTTGGTGTTTCAGACCACTATGTTGATGGTGGTTCGAGCGCCACTAGCGTCCTATACGTTGTTCACGATAAGGGAATCCCTTTGGACGATGTGTACCAGCTTGGCTCCGTACTATGACTAAAGAGGAGGCTACGCTCTGCCTAGACCTTCTACGAGAGATTCCCGGACCAGAGCAGGACACCTGGGATTGGCTTAAGCACCGAGCTAAGGACGCCGGGCTTACAGAAACAGACATAGCGGGTCTATCAATTGAGGACGCCATCGTCTTCATTTGTGACATGGAACGTTATTGGCACATGGGTCCCTGGACCTGGTCTCCGAAAAATAGGTCTGCCTTCATAACGAAGTACGAGATAAAGGCACACCTTGTAGAGCGGCTTAGGCTGCCTCCACTATGTCTTCGGATGTCTCTGGAAGACATCCTCCGCTTAGTACTGCAGAACTATGAAATAGACCCTCGGCTTCGCGGTAAGCGCAAGCAGGTTCGGGACTTCAGCATTCGGGTACCTCTCCCTACAGGAACAACCGTAACTCTCGAGGTAAAGCGCACATGAGAAACATACTAGCTGGCGTCGCTCCTCAGTCAGCGCCAATGGGAGGTACTGAGTACTACCTAGACCACTCTGGAGACCGAGGGCCTCACTATCACGACGACGATACTATTGGCTTGGACAGACTCTTCACCGAGCTCCAGGTAAGGGAGGCTCTCCCTATTTACGGAGATACGGAATGGGACTGTCTCCATAACGCGGACACTTATGATGAGGTTGCCTCTGCATACAGGTCCATCATGATTCGTAGGTTAGGCGTTCCTTCCTGGTTCGCCATGATGATGACACTTACGGGCATGGTGGACACCTGGGAGTCTGCCCTAAGGCACCTTGTAACTCCATCCGGTGAGGCATTAACACGAATAGATGAATCCGTTTTTGTAAGAAGCTCTGTGTATGAAGATCTCGTAGAAGAAAGCTACTACGAGGTAGCGGCATACAATATCCCGAACCCCGAATTTGTAGAGCCTTTCGCGGTTTGGGGAGATGGTCCTGTGACCTTGAACTGCAAGTTTCCTATGTTCCTTCTTCGTTTGGAACATCCCTACATCTACTACATGCATATAGGTGACCTACAGAATGATAAGCAGTTGTCGATGTTACCCAGAGCACCTAGTAGCGAAGGGCCGGCAATAAAGGCAGTTTTGAAAGAGCCTATATCTCGGTTAACACAGTTGAAGTTAGACGAGTTTGCAAATGCCGGTGCGGAGTGGGACCTCCACTACAACCTGGCTAGATAAGTCTGAAAAAGCCTCTCTACGGGGCTTTTTCTTTACGCTCTCTTTTTAGTCTTGCTGACTCCTTGAGAATTTTAGCTCCGGGGCCTCTCAGAGGTTTACGTGCAACCTCTACGGGGTTCTGGAATACCAGGGCATGTCGGCTCATAGCCTCGAGCTCTTCTTGAATCTTCTTGCGGCTTTCTTCTTCTGCATCACCCAGGTTCACAAACGGGTAGGCAACCTTCAGGTAGGAATCGAACGCGCCCTTTATCTTATCGCCCTCAGCGCCTCTCATAGCCATTAGTAGCAGAGAGGTGTGCGCTAGCTTCTCTTCTTGTCTTCGAAGAAAGACAATATCCAGAAGGTGCAGCTGTACCGGGAACAGGTCGTCGAGTGAACGACTCCTATCGTAGAAGACATTAGCGCGGACCCAGAACCCTGGGTCCTCCATCAGTTTTTTAGGTCGGCCACCCCAGTAACCGCGAGTTTGGTACGAACTCGGCGATTGAACCACTCGAGGTTCACACCGAGGTCATCTGTAAATCCTGTGGGGAGTTCCTGGAGATACTCAATTCTCTCCTCTACGGCCTTTCGGAAACTGTCGTAATCCGCTTCCTTCTTGTACGCACCGAGATCGGGGAGACGCTTCTCTCCGATGGCCACAAGGTAAATAGCCAGATTAAGGATTCTTCCGTAGTGCTCTACAAAGAGGACATTGTTATCCACCATGTCCGTAATCATCCTCTCGGCCCACAGAGTGTGCCTGGTGTACGGAGTTCGGTAGGTAACGGGGACTGCCAGACCTACTTCCTGTTGGATGTATCCCTGGAAGAGGAACTGGGAGACGTCGATATCCTCCAGTTTGTCCTCGATAAGCTTTCTTCGCGCATCAGAGGTTAGTGGATCTTGCGCAAACCTAAGCTCACCCTCCAGCTCTTCAGCAGGATTTATGGGGTCTTCTACAGGAGCATCTTGCTGCTCCATGGGCTCTTGCTCTTCTGTTACTTGCTGGGCTGCTCTGGGCATGTTTGCTCCTATGTTGCAAAACTGAGCGTGAGTGTACTAAAGTGAACATAGCATGACAATCGTTGTCAAAATCCAGGAACCCTACGGTCGGTACCTGCAAGATCGAGTAGATCATCTGCGGGAGATACTACCTGCAACTTCTAGTGAGATTACTGTAGACAGCGTAGTTGAGGCGCTTATTGGTCTATGGCTTGAAGAGGAACTTGGTGATGGATCTAGCAAGGATAATTCAGAGCATACTGAGGCCAGAGGGAACGATGGTCGGGACAACAACGGTCAAGGTTCATCCGAGGCACGAGTACCTGATCGACGTAGAGACAGCAAGGCGGGAGCGGAAAGCCTTCGCTCAGGCACTGGCTGACATCCCAAACATTGAGTCTGGGCTCAGCTGGCAGCTTCTCATGCCCTGGACAGGAGGCAATGGTAGCCTTGCCATGGCCTGCATAGCCATTGGGCATCATCTAGGCCTCTGGCCCATCTACCCAGACCCTACAGTACATGCCGAGAACTACCAACGAAGAGGCAGCATGCTTCCTATTAGTGGAGTTATCGAAGAGTGGCCTGCCTGGGCAGGGGTCATTACTAAACCAGACGGAGCTCCGCAGACCGTAAAGACTGCGGAAGAGAAATTCGAGGAGGATAAAGAGGCAGACCCTGGGTACGACCAGGATGAGCTGTCTGCTTATCTACAGAAGCTGGGTACCTAGCGACCTCTCCGCAGAAGCTTTCCACCAATAAAAGCTAGCGCCTTACCAAAACCCTTTTTGGGGGTTTTGGTTACGTACTTAGAGCGCATTCGCTCAAGCCTACGCTGTGCCGCCGGGGAACGAACCTTCGCTGGTCTCGGAACAGACCGTCGACGCGCATTATACTCCGTAACGCTAACAAGGTTTCCGGGGGGAAGACTTCTTACTGCCGACATCGCTGAAGTAGGTGTAGCTTTGTACGCCCCGAAAGTTCGATCTGCCGGGTGCATTGTCCTAGACCAATCTTGCTTAACCGAAGGGACGTAACGCACCCTAGTGGGCTTTGGAAGACTACCGGCCGGAGAAATTCTTGCCTTTTTCTTCTTAACTATTCCAGCAGCCCTATCAAGTGCTCGATCTTTCCGGCGCTTCGCTACCAAAGCCAGGACTTCCTGCTGCTTAGCTATCAACCCTGGGTTTGTCCTGGGGTCTAAGATCCGTTTCCGAAGGTGCGGCATCTGATGCGGTATACGGGACTGAGCGAGACGCTTCTGCAACACCTTCTCCCGAAGGTTACGGCCTGCAGGAGTGTTTAACGCTGCACGAACCCCCTCTGGGAGTTTTTTGTGGGCCCTAGTATGTCGAATTGCAGACCCACCCAAAGAAGGGTCCTGCTTCAGGGCACGCATAACCTCAAGATGTCTGGAGGGCTGCTTCTCCATCATCTGAGTAGCAAGGCGCTGTACTCCAGGCCGGTCTCCTTTTGCAAGAAGACGTTCCATCCGACGCTTAAAAGCATCGGCGACCTTGAAAAAGTCAGCGGTCACTGTGCGTACTACGCTGTAGGAGACTGTGTCTGCTGAAGCAGCTCTCGCAAAACAGAGGAAGGGCTCTTGCCCTCTATAGGAGCCTCAACCGGCTCTGTAGACTCGGAGGCCGTCTTTTCAATACGCTCGAGCTCACTGATGAACTCTTGCGCCATCAGGCGACCCAGGCGGTCATTCTTTTCGAAATCGTTGTCCATCAGAGTGCTTCCACTAACTAGCTGTTGAGACCGACGGCCTTACCTATAATTCCGTGCGGGTCGCTTGCTGTACCAAAGACTTCAACAATACCCGTCAGATTGATGGGTACAAGACGTTCGAAGAGGAAGCTTGCCTGCTCCTGGACAACAACCGACTGGCTGTCGAACTGGAATCCGTGTGTCGGAATAACGCAGTACTCGGCATAGAAAGCACCAACGGTAGCGTTGTTGCTGTCACGAATCATAATCAGGAAGCCCATAGGCTGGCTGAAGATGTCCGAAGCGAGGTTCAACCAAAGGTTCCCATTTGCTCCGGAACCAGGAGCAATCTGTACATCGTGAGGATTGACGTTGCTCATAGCATCGCCGTTGTCGTACATCGCAGTGATATTAATACCGCTACTGCTCGGGGACGCGTAGTAGGCATACGCAGCACGGAGCAAGGAAGGTCCGTGGTAGTACGCTCGACCAAGACCGAGAGTTCCTACAGATCGACCAGAGATGAAGTACGACCTCTTCGAGCCAATCTCAAAGATTCGCTGGAAAGCCGTATTCTGTCCCAAACTGAACTGCTGCACCTTCCCAAGAGGGAAAGCGACAGTCTGTGATGTCGAGGTAACTCCATCACTGCCAGCCATAGCCGCCAGGTTAGGCGGTCCACAGGCAATAAGGATCGACTCAGCATTTACAAACTGACCCTCCGTAAGACCGGATTGTACGGACTTATTGAAGAAGTCAAATTCAGCAACTGTGCGATTCGCCATTAGTCAGTTCCTTGCGCTGCGGGCTCAGATGATCAGTTTGACCCGAATGTAATTGGCGGGATAGTAAACAGCGACCGATAGGTCGATCTCTACGGTATCAGGTTGAGTAGTGCTCTGGATTAAGCTGTTGATCGTCAGGTTAGAAATGGTCCCTCGAGCAATCAGAGCAGAGCGCTGACCCTCAATCAGAGTACCCATCGTGTCCATATACCCGCCGGTAATATTGAACTGCCCGATAAAGGGCTTAAGCGTGTTTCGGAAGAACTTGGAGAGGTAGTCCAGTACCTTAGTAATAGACAACTCTCGGTATTCAATTGTCGAAACATCTGTAGTGAGCTGGTGACGAACTATAACCGGACCACTCGGCAGATCCTGTACGAGAATAGTTGTACCCCCACCAGCTATCGTGTCCAGTTCGGACGTACTGTAGCGATCTCCAGTATTCTTTACAGCATCCAACCCAGTAAGAGTCAGGTTGGTGTGCGGCTTCTGAACATCGATTCCGCCAATCTGGCCGGCGAAGGCTGCGCAAGCAAATGCTCCCGACACCAGCTGCTGACTTCCACCAACGGTAACTGTTACCTGCGGAGCAAGTACCTGAACCATTCGTCGAGTTCCAAGCCCAGAGCTGTAAGCAGCTACAGCTTCAGCCTCCTGGAGATTGGAGGTAGCTGTTGCACCAGGTCGATAAATCGTCCAGGTAGCAGATGAATTCGCCGTGGGGGCCTGAGAAGATACATCTGTTGCATTCAAAGCAATAGTTGTATCGCCAGAAATAGACGCTACTCGCCAACCAGTCAGACCGTTACCCAGAGCAAATGGACCTGCTTCGCTGGCAATTACGAGCACATCACCAGCAGTAACAGCCATCGTTGTGAAGTTATCACCAGATGTGAAGTTACCGCCGACAGTAATATCTCCTGTCGTCGTACCGCTTCCAAGTACCGTATCGGCCTGATTAGTAACCAGAGGCCTGCTTACAATTCCGATTCGCTCATGCTTCTCAGTAGAAGCAGACATCGCAGTAACGTGTGTCTTGAGTACCTGGTGAACTGCCGAACTCTGAGAGAAGGGAGCAATTGCATACACCTCTTTAGAGGCAAGGAATGTGAAAGCTCTCGTATAGGCAGCAACAGTTCCTTCTGGGAACTGAGGAGACTGCTCATCAATACCTATTCCAGAAACTGTCTTTCCGGGGGAGTTCTTGAGCGCCATCGAAAACATGAGGGCCAGTGGGTTTCGAGTATCGACCGGACCGATGGAGGCAACCATCGCTGTCTCGCTATCGAATCGAAGCAGGGCTGGAGTAGCACCGGCGTTTGTTACGTCCCGTCGCAGTGCTGTGTACTGCATAAGGATGAAGCCGCTCAGAGCAGTTGATGCAATCGAGAACTTTGTGGCAAGTAGATCTTCATCCACCACCAGAGTGCCACTATCTGCACCTCCATCTAAGGAGTAGGTCGCGCCTGTTCCGCCATTCGTAGAGCGAAGGTCTGCCACAGCAGGTACTGCGTCTCCTCCGGTACCAAGAACGGTAAACGTAGCTAGATCTTCATCAATGCTGGTTGCATCCCACGCCGCTTTAATCTGAGCCCACGTAGAAGTAGTACCAACGTAATCAACCGTAATCGCGTTACCGGACCTGGCCACCGCGATAGCAGAAGCCGTACTGTCGAAAGTAACCGTAATCGCATCGCCAGCCGAACCAGCAGTTACCGCTGTAATGTCTACACCACGGTTGGTGGTGGTACTGCTTATTGCGGCATTTGTCGTAATTCGCCGGGTAGAGCCTATAGCTGCTCCCGTATGAACCATGAACTCTGCGGGGTTCTTGATTAGCTTCCACCCCGCCTGAGATGCGCCACCAGCGACATCGTGACCCCAGTCATCGATAGTTCGAATGACTACAGCCGTCTCGGAGGTAATGCTGACGATAACAACATCTAGAGCATCGGTCCCGTTGGCAACAGGGCCATCATCGCCAACCGTCGTGAGTCGCACCACGTCACCAGCAGCCATTCCTAGGCTGTCGGCCAGCGCTCCAACCAGTGTCAGTGTGCGAGTACTTGCTACATAGCTCCAGCCACCAGCACCAGCCTGGACAACAACCTCGTCTGCAGCACTGTTAAGCTCAGCAGTACTCGACCCAGATTCAATCCAGGCTCGGGCTTCATTCCCGTGCATCAAGTCACTGCCCGTACCGTACGTGAACTGCGGGAACGAGTATGCAACTGTGCCAACACCATTGGTATACGCACCAGCACGAGCAAGCGTGTTCACCGCACCCGAAGATGTAAATGCATCTACGATTCGGTTACACGGAGCCACCAGACAGGGCATCAGTGCGGGTTGCAGAATTGTGGGGCTGGTAGTTGCAACTACCTGCTGAATTTCAACGCCAGGGCGAGCCAGCTCAGCCATTTTTACGTCTCCTAGCTGTTATCCAGCTGAGATTGCTGCACAACGATGTTCGGACCGGAAGGATTGCCTTGCCCATCCACTTGTGCAGGATAATACGGGAGTTCTCTGTTCTTGTCGTCAATCTTAGTACCACGACCTCGCAAAGTAATGTCAATCTCATCGGCCAGAGTCTGACCAGATGTCGGCCGAGTGATAGTAACACCTTCTTGGTAATAAACAGGAAAGGCTACTGGAACATCAACATATTGATTCTTTGCTTGATCTTGAATCACCTTATACGCATCTTGCTCTTCGCCAATAGTAATCGAACGACCTACCTGAAAAAACCCTGCAAGTTTTAGATTCTGGCGAAAATGTCGCAGCCCTCGAGCAGTAATCAGGGCCAACCTCTCGGCTTCTAGTCCTTCAGGGGACAAACAGTGGATTGTGTAGCTCCCAGCTACTAGATCCATCTCTGTGTAGTTCCCTGTAGTCATGTCTAAATCACGCTTCAAATCAACCGAGGTCACACCGTACCGGAACTGGTTACGATGCACCAGGATGGCGGGCCGGCGTTCCAACGTACTTATATCGACTGTCCGCGTCGCCCGGATTTCCACCTCTGTGGCTTCCTGGGAGGGCTCCCAGTGGAAGTCCTGGGGGTCGTGCTGGAAATACAAGTCCCGCAGGAACCTTAGGAGGATGTGGGTGGAGTCCCTCATCCAGTCCCCGGTTACCGGGTTGTACTGCCTTACTGCCGTGAGTAACTGCTCGTAGTTCTGTGACCGGGTTACCAACGTATGCCTTCCTTCCAATCATGTAGGTTGCAGGAGGCGAACCCAACAGACCCAGCAGTACTACAGCCCGACGAAGTCTCTTGAGCTCCTTGGGAGAATACTTAGACCCCTGAAGTACTCGAGATAACATCTTGCCACCTGCAAAGCCTACCCCACCAGCCAACGCAGTTGCAGCAATCAACTTGTTTAATCGCTTTTGTTTCTCATCTTTAGTTGGTTGGCGAGTCACTACCTGCCACACAGCCGGGGATACGTTATCCGGACGCTGACTACCTAGCTTAGGCATTAAGTACTTCGCAGGAATCAACTTGTGCATAACTAAACCTGGTTGATGTCGCTCAGAGCAGACCGATAGGATTCTACATCAGTTACTGGAAGAAACTGCCTCAAGGGACTTGCCGTAAGACTGTCTCTACTCCAGTTAACTCGTATATCAAATTCTACCTCGCCCTTGGTAAGTTCGTGCGCAACCATCGTGTTACGAACCCTGGAACGTAGCTTCTCTGTCGGCTGTACCCGGTCGATTATCCACCGACGACCTTCTACTTCGCAAAGCAAGTCGCCCGGCTTTGGTCGGTAGACACCATTAATAAGTATGACGGACTGTCTAGGTTCGATCTGCCCTATCCAGTGCAGAATATCCTTATCAATAGAAGGACCCATCTGAGCGTAGATCTCTACGGGGTTAAAGTACCCCCCAGAAAAAGAAGAGCCATAACACTCAAGACAACGACTCTGCATCCTCTTTTGAGTCAGCTCGTCTACACAGTTTGTGCAGAGCTGACCAAAAGTACGCTTCGGGAACCAAAGTACCCGCCGCCCACTAAACTCTTTAAGAACCAGATTTAGGCGATACCTAGACTCGGTGACAATCTTATCTGGTGGAGCCTGGGGAGCTACACCACCTGGTCGAGCACCATTTAGATAGGTCTCATCTGGGTCATTAGCTCCGTACACCACGGTCTCTGCTGTTACCGCGTTAACTACCTGAATCTGGTAGTACCACTCTCTATGAAGAGAATGCATATCTACACTGATGTCATCAAAAACGTAGGTATCAGTCAGAGCCGGAGAAACAGCTACATACGGACCTTCTGGGGAGTTCGACCTAAGAACCGTAAATCGGTAGTTACCTATGGTCTCGAAGTGGTCACGAATCTCCCAATTAATCCGCAGAACTTCTCGAGTGATAAACTCGATCCGAATAGCTGTGACGTAAATCACCGCATTCCCCTGAAGAGTCTTGCTAGATCTTTCTGACCAGCAATAGCAGGACCTACTCGAGACATAGCTGACCCAAGTGCCATAGGAGCAAAGACATACTTGACGAGATCGTCTGTAAAGGCTCTCTGAGAGAGGTCACCCCGGAGAAGCTTCTTAGCAAGTTGCTTATCGGTCTTCTTGATGTCCTTGTACTTGGTCAACTCGGTCATCCCACCAAGACCAGCACCTACCCCAAGAGCAAGGAGCGCTGCTCCCAACTTCCGAGTATTAGCTCTTCGAAGGAAAGCCTCTACAGGAGGAGAGACTGGAGATCCCAAACCCTTTAAGGCCTGAACATTGACCTCTCCTGCGGCTCGATATACCGCTCGGGGCCTGAACGCCTTCAGAATGGAGTCCGAGGTGACAACCGTCTCTCGCTTCGGGGTCACCCTCTTGAAACGCTGCATTCGCGTTCTAGGGACCTCTCGGCTGCCAAACTGCTTCTTATCGAGAACCCCTTTAGAAGTCAGCCACTGTAGGTCGTTAGAACTTGCTCCACCAGAAGCAACTAGACTCGCCAACTCTTGAGCTGCCCTACCGTCCAAAGCACGACTAGCAGGCACTCCAATAGCAAGTCCATAACCTAAAGCCCCCTTGGTTGCTCCAGAGGTGAACTCTTTTCTCTTTGGGTGCTCCTGTAGGCCAGAACGATACAAGCGCACCCTCTCCTGCATGGGAAGGTGCGCCTGCGTCTGTGCTCTAAGGTACTTCTCTCGACCTCGAGACGCAGCTTCCTTTACAAAGCCAGCAAAGGGGCTGCGCATCGTTCTCTCCTTACTCGGAGAGCTTGCCGATCAAGACACTGCGAAGTCGGTCGGCCTGAGAGGCAGCGTCTTCTGCAACCTTCTCAGACTCATCCGTGGTCTCAGTCCCTGCATCGTCGAGCTCAGCGTATACCTGGTGCGCCATGATGCGACCCAGAGTGTCATACTGCATGAATTCGTCGTCGCTGAAAGCAACCTTCTCTTCGCCCTCATCAGAATCCTCTACCGACTCGGCAGAAGTCTCAACCTCAGCGGTCTTCTCTTCGACCGGCTCTGCATCGACATCAACGTCGTCTGCGGAGAGGAGGTTAAGAAGCTCGGCTGCAGAGATGTTGGAGAGGTCTAGTTCATCACTAGTCTCAACTTCACCAGCAGCAGAGGCCATCTTGTTAAGCGTTTCTCGGGATACTGTCCCGTACAGCTCTGCTAATGCCCTGTTCATTTGATCCTCACAGTTAGTAGCCGTATCCACCGTAGGTAGAGAGGCGTGGCCTGGTCTTCTTATACTTCGAATACCCGTAACCAGCTCCACCAAGTGTAGCTAAACGAGTAACCTTCTGAACTCCTCTTGCCTTCGCAAGGTCTTGGAGCTTCTTAACAACTTCGGGATTGTACCCCTGACCCTCGAAAGGATTCACCCTTTCAAGCATCTTCTTGTTCGGTGCCCCTGGAACAGGAACAACCTTCTGAGTCCCCTTAGCCGTATAGCGAATCCCCTCACCTAGCTTCCCAGCCCGAAGACGCTTGATTATCTGCGCCTCAGTCTGGTCAGGAAAGTAAGCCTTGATCGCAGGATGCTTTGCTAACGCAAGAGCCTTATCTGCAGTAGTTTTCCCGGAGACACTGGATAAAAACCGTTTGGCTAGCTCACCAACCCCACGACCAATACTTCGAGTAGCAGGACCTAGAACAGTAGCTGTCTTCTCTGCACCGAGAGAATCGGAAACCTCCTTTACGAAGGTTGCAGAGAAGACCTGCTGTTCCATCAGTCGCCCATGCTTCCTAGAGCAAGACCAGTACCACCAGCACCGGCAGTAAGGAGGCCTCTACGCTTAGCTCTCGCTAACCGCAGTTTCATAAGCTTCTCAAGCTTTGCAGACTGATCCTTCGTAAGGGGTCCCTGAAGGCCCTTTAGTGCTTGATAGCGACGAAAATCGTGCAGCCCTGTAGCTCTTGAGACAGACTTCCCAGCCCTACCCAGCAGCTTCATGAGCGCGGCTCCAGCAGAGCCAACCTTCTCTTCGCCGCTTAGGCTAAAGGGGACTGACCCTCTTCCTGCTCCATCTCGGCGATGGCATTCAGAAGCTCGGCAGCGGAAATCTGACTCAGGTCAACTTCCTCTTCCGGGGCCTCATCAGCAGCCATCTTGTTCATGTTCGCAGCAAAGGCCTCAGCCATCGCAGTTCCCATGACCTCGCCGGCAAGGGCATAGCCATCGTAGTCACCACCCTGAAGGGCAGCGGTCTTCTCGGCTACAGCCTCTTCCTGCTCAACGGCAGCCAGAAGCTCCATCAGGTCCTCAGCAGAAATCTTCTCGAGGTCCTCATCAGTAAGCTCAGAAACGACCTGAGAAGCAGTCTTCTCTACTTCCTCGGTGGTCTCAGTCTCGGCTGTCTCAGCCTGCTCCAGAGCAGCAAGGAAATCGGCAGCGCTGATCTTGGTTAGATCCATGTCTTCACCAAACATTTTCATTCTCCAGGTTTAGTGGGAGACGCGCTCCCGGGAAAAACTCAACCGTAATAATCGTCTACCCAACCGGATAAGACGGAGTACTCAGAACTAATCGAACTACCGAAGTTCTGCATGATATTCAACGAAACTTTCACTCGATCCAAAAGGACTTCCGATTGTGCCCTAAAAGCCTGCAAAAGACCCTGGTAAAGAGCGATATTCCCCTCGTTATTCACATTAAAACCACTATCGCTATATACAAGGCTGTTGCGAGCCTTCAAAAGCATAACGGACTCTAACACCTCACACACAGTAAGAAGCAAGAGCAGCTTCAAAGAAGGAAAAGTTTCTAGGGTTATTGTTGTGGGAGCATGGTTCACGTTGAAGTAATCCACACCCAACATAATGCAAGTGTCTAGCAGCCGGTCACCAGTCTCCTGCCCGTCTAGTAAACGATTCAACTCAGGATAGTCTCGCATATAAGAGCGGACCATCTCCCTGAACGTATCGATATCAAGGCGTGGGACCGTATCCGTTGTCATTCGCTCTTCTTAGCCCGTCGACGAGTTTTTCTTTTCGGCTTCTCCTCCTCATCTTCCGAAGCAGAGGGAGGAGGGACGGGAGCAGAGACACGCTCTGCGGGAAGATTGCTCTTAACAACGACAACCCCATTAGCCCTGGTCAGGACGCTGACAAGGCCACGTTTGACCCATTCTTCGTCAGCGCCTGACCAGTTAGCTTCTGGGACCTCAGCAAGCTGCCCCGGACCGAGTATTTGCCCTGCGATAGCTATGCTGCGTGCCATGTTTATGCACTCTCTTTAATCTTGCTGATAATTGCAGACTTAGTCATACGAGACGTAACTTCAATCCCGTTGGCTTCTGCCATCTCAACAAGGTTAGCTTTGGTCAAAGACTGAAGCTGAAGCTTAGAGGACGACGGACTAAGTTCACCGGCTTTACTCGAACCGGCTTTCTTAATCTCTACCTTGTCATCTTCCGTACCAAACACTCCATCATCACCAGCCGACACGTGGGCTTCAACAGCACCCACGGGAACAACCAGCTCTTCTGGAGCATCTTCTTCTTCTGTCTCTTCTTGTTCAGGCTCTGGCTCTGGAGCTACTTCTGGCTCCTGCTTGGCTGGAGGAGGTGGAGCAGAGGCCGAAGATTGCTCCTCGACCTCTGGCTCCTCGTAGCTCACTAGTCGATTGGCCTTGTGCTGGGCCAACTCCCCGAGGCTTGGTTCCTCTAGAGAAACCTCCCCTCGGGAAGGGAGCCACCGTCGACCGCCGTTTGCAGCTGCGTCGACTAGGTATAGGCCCCGTCGGTATAGTGACTTTACCTTTATCATTATCAGAACTGCTCAACCTGCGGGTAAGTGAACCCGGTAGCAGCCTCATTAAACACACCACCACCGACGGTAGACTCAGCAGGCAGAGTGAGCGAAGCGGCTCGGTTGTACAACTCCAACTTAGCGACCGAAGCAACGTTTCCGATGCCCATGCCGCAGTCCATCCAACCCATGAAGCGAATCATGTTTCGCTTCTTCTCAGCCCAGAACTGCGTGCCATTCAGCAGCAGGTTCCGACCGAGATACTCAGGCGGGGCGAACAGGTAGACATTACCGGGGATAACCAGGTCAACCTTAATCGAGATAATGCACTTCACAGAGTCACTACCGACACCGATGTTGCCCTTGCCGAGTCCCTTAAAGGTCACTCGCTCCTGGCCATCACCGAAGTCCTCGATGGTCCACGCAGCAACATCATCCCAATCAGGCGAAGACCAAAGGAGACATCCCTTGGGCCGACGGCTGTTCGAGAAGATCTTACCGAGCTGGATAAGGTCATTACGCTGGACACGGCCCACAGCGTTGTCGTAGGCACCCGCAGCAGCGTAGGCGGCAACCGCCTCCTCGCCACGGATGATTCGACCGGCTGTGTACTGTCCTGTAGTCAGGGTGGCGCTACGCTGGGCAGCGGCCTCGACATAGGTCATGAAGTAGAAATCCTTGATTCCCTCCATGTCCCGGACAACCTGGTCCTCAATCACCTTCATGACGGGGTAGGGATAGACCAGGAGCTCCTGGACAGCCTTCTCGTACTCAAGAGACGAGACCGTGAAGAAGGGGATCGAATAGCGAGCGCCGGTGACATAGTTGACATCCGGACGGCCTCGGAACGAGATCGCCATGGCCTCGCTATTCGGCTGCAGGAAGTCAATGTACACAGGCGTGTCATGGTTTTCAGAGATCTGCAGATCCTGACGGCTAACCGGCTTCACCGGGATAACATTGTCAGCGAAACTGCGCTCGCGCATCTTGTCCTGCAAGAAAGCGCCAATCTCTGCGGCAGTCTTCTCACGCTCGCCGGGAGTCTGGATATCCTCCACAAACTGAGCATTGATAATTGAAGCATTCACTTCAGTAGTCATTTTTCAATTCTCCTAATTAGCTCAGTTAAACGGCTTCGCCGGACAGGTTAATGCGTACGACCATAAGACTGCCCATAGTCGCCGGAGCGGCTTCTACGGTTCCAACAATCTGCTCGCCCGCGGCAGCGGGAGCCAGAACACTACGACTGAAGTTAGGATCTGCCGTAGTGGCGGGGTTAACGTGTCGGACAGTCAGCTCAGTCGCGATCGCGTAGCTCGCAGGAGTCAGACTATCCTGCTGATACATATCGGTCTCCATAGTCCAGGAAGCCTCTTTGATCACGCAGACCTTTCCAGTTGCCTGACGAGCCATGTCTCCTGGCTGGTCAAAGACCATGACAGGAATACCATCGGCGGGCTGTGCGTCCTCGTCATTACCAGCAAGTCGTCGCCAACCTGTGGTACCTGCACTAGCGTCCAGGGGGAATAGAAACTCACCATCTTTAAGAGACTGCACACCAGCAGCGGGGGTGGGGTCCGAAAGCGTGGTATCACCGAGCGTAACAGCTGCTCGGTAAAGATCCGCCGAACCACTAAGAATATTAACGGCCATTTTGGTCGCCTCCTTATACGTTTCGAGTTAAGCGAGACACGAGGCGACTCTCGCCTGTACCGCTATCAGTGTTGAAAGTAGGATCTGCAGCACCGAGACGAACTCGGGGAGCTACAGAAGACATCTTGGTCATCAAGGTCTCGAGGTCTGCAGTCTCGTCATCAACGAGAGTATCTGCATACCCATCAACCTGGTCGTCATCAATGAAGCCCTGGTCGGCAGCAACCTTGGCAATTTGCCCAGCAGCCGTCTTACGACGGAGCTGCTCAAGCTCATCACGGTCAGTAGCAACCTTCTCGGACTCAGTGGTGTACTGAGAAGCAGCCTGACGAAGCAGTCCTGCAATCTCAGTCAGCTTATCGCTGATTACAGTTGTTTCACTCACGCTGCACCTCCAACTTCAGCAACATCTGCTGCACGAAGCTTGGCGATGAGAGCCTGACGAAGACGGTCCGACTGATTGTCATCAGTCTCGACTGCCTCAACCTCTTCCTCACTACCCTGCTTGGCGATGTTGCCATGCTTCAAATCCTTGGTGCCCATCGACTTCGGCTTGTGCTTCAGTGCATCGCCAATAGAGGCGTTCTGCGCATCAACACTCGCCGGAGTAGCAGCCTGAGCAGCTTCGTGACTCTTCAGAGCAGGATGGCCGGCGAGCTTCTCGAGCTCCTCGGCAGCCTTCTCCAGAATCTCCACGACGCTAGTACCTGTTTCCTCAGAAGCAGTCTTGGTCTGCTCGTCATCGGAAAGAGATCCCAGAGCTGCATCAAGAAGGGCTTGAACGGTATTGCTCATAATTACTCCCCTTCCTGAGTGCATGAGGTGCAGGAACTCTGCCCCTCAATGACCTCAGCTTCTTTGCAGAAACGACACAGACCCAAAACATTGGCCTGCTTAATCAACTCAATCTCCTGCATGAAGGCATGCGCAGCAACCTGCGCACCGAAGATCGCACGCTCCTCAGCTGTCTTATCCAGCTCAGCAACGGGCTCTTCCTCGGTCACCTCATCAGAAGCTTCCTTTGTCTCTTCAGCTACCTCTTCGGTAGCCTCTGCGTCAGCCTCAGTGTCGACTTCAGTAGCAGCTTCGACCTCTTCGGTCTCTTCTACTTCCTCAGCCTTCTTTTCGGCAGTGGCAGATTCCTCGACAACCTCAGTAGTTCCTACACGCTGAGAAGCTAACTGCGTCAACTCTTCCAGAGACAACGAATCATAGTTGTCTTCCGGAGCTTCAACTGCAGCAGCTGTCTTCTCTCGAACCTCACTAAGCCTGGCGACCAGGCTAGCTTCGGCAGAGCGAGCAGGAGCTGGAGAATCATCTCGGAGAGAGGCAATTAACTCATCCACCGTAATCGGGTGTCCCATGGTTATCTCTCCTTTTGTTGGCTCACAATGCAGCACGAACTGCATTTACTAAAACTGATGCAAGAAAGTTTGGATTGCCTGCTATGAAGCTTTCGACTTCTCCAAGTTTCACATGCTCCAAATCCCTCATCTCTTGGAGATGAGCACTCAGAAGGTACACGGGAGCGGCTAGCATCGCCAATCCCCCAAAATTCACTTTTGCTGCAGCATGTTTACTTTCCCCACCAGTCAACCCCTCAAAAAGCGCATCTTTCTCGGGGTTTAGAACCTCTGGGTGCGTTTTGCATACTGTGTCAAAATGTTGCAAAAATGAGTCTGTCAGGCTTGCTCGGTAGTCTGAATACATTGCCGACAACTTTGTCAGCGTATCTTCCGGCAAAGAGGATGCTTCCTTTACTGGTACAGCGGGAGGTGCGGCAGGGGGTGACTTACGAAGCCCCATAATCCTTATAGACAGGCTCCTCGGGAAAAAGCTTCTTTGAGCAATTGCAGGACGGAGCTGTCGGAACAAAGAAGGGCGATAGTCCCCCAACCCCATAGGCGTCATCCCTGAAGCTCGGGGAGTCCAGGGCAGGCTAAAGGATGCCGGCACCCGGGAAACCATCTGTGGCTGAGTTCTTCTCAACACCAAAACAGTAAACTCTCTTGGAGAGAGTACCGCTCCTCCAAACCCCAACGTCGCAAGAATGCTCTTGAGCGGGAAGCTGTCCATAGCCGCCAGTTGCTTATCTGGGATGGGAACCTCTTTACGAACGAGAGGCTTTACTACTGCCTTGCGCACAGTATTGGGTGTGACCTGCTTATCTATGTCCGCTGACTTATCAACGTCTGCTGTCTTAGGCCCAGCAACCTTCACAGTCTTTGGAGGTACATAAATATCGTAAGCAGTCTTCTGGTTAGCAACCTTAGCCAATACGCCAGATTCTTTAGCGGCAGGTACATGCACGTAGCTTAGGTCGAAAAACCTGGGGCGAATGTTTATCGCATAGGTTGCTGTTCCATCGGAACGGACATGTCCCATCTCGTGTCGGAGATGGCCGCAGTACTCTCTAGTTGTCTTTGCCTTGTTTCCGCACCTAGAGCACACATCGTAAGCAACCCTAGTTCCCATAGAAACTGGGGGCATTTTTCCTAGATCGATGTCTGCAACTATCGCGGAGGACCCAAGCTCTTCGCATCGGTGACGGTCATTTACTGCAATTATCTCAACACGACGCATTCTGTCGTTCCACACAGCCAGGGGAATTCGTCCTCGAGACAAGGCCGGGTTCTTGTTTGCGTGATGCTCAAACAGGTTTGCTTTCTCGAATGTCTTGTAGCCGTAAGCTGTGGTTCCCTTCGGGTTTAGCTGCTCTTCACTAAACCAGTCCCCATTGCTGTTGCAGCCCCACACTTCGCTAGCGCCCATAGGCGCAATAACTACTACCTGATACCTGGGATTGGTCTGCCAAGTACGAATCCAGCGGTCTATCTCTGGATGCAGTTCCCTAGCGAGCTTTTCCAGCGCTCGTGGACTTTCCTGGTAGGGAAGAAAATAGTTCTTTCCCCCCTCCGGAATCCATACTGGGCGTTTTTCCAGCTCGTACATTCTTGGCTCCCTAAACAGCGAGTTCCGGGATGAGCACCCTAGATAGGTCGACCTGCTTCTTCATGCGAATTCGGTACGGAGCCATCTCACGAATATTGACCATGTTCTTCTCTATATCCAGAAGCTGCTTCAGCTTGTCGTGGGTCATCTGACCACTGTCCTTACTGACGAAATCCCGAAGAAGAATAGAACTGACAACCGGGTTGGTTGTTACATATGGAGTCTGTCGGTACATAAGGTCGAACATGTTCCGCATGTTCTTCTTCTTTTTCTTCATGTCGTACGCAGCTGCTTCCAGCATGGCCTTACTGGTTGAGGGTTTGTAGTACCCTCGCTGCGGGTCTGGGCCTAAGCCCATCTCGTACAGCTCCTCAGGCTCTGAGGTCTGCTTCAGAATATCTACAGTCTGGCGAAACCGCTTGGACTTAGATGCCAACCGCTTCTTTTCAAGTATTCCATCTGTGGTTCTGTCAATAAGCTCTGCGCCTAGACCATAGGTAGCGCCAGCACCAGCAAACGCTGCTCCGTACAAGAAGGGTTTCTTAGTGACCTTCCCAATCTGCTGTAGGAAGCTTCGGAACTTGTTCTTCATTGGGAGAGGCAGTTTCAACTGAGCCGCCTCTTTTTCGAAATCCTCTTCAGAGGCACGTTTACCCATAGACCGGGTGAACTGTGCTCGACCACCCCTGATGAGACTAAGAGCGTGCTTAGCTGCGGCCCGCTTGCCCTGACTCTTAAGAATCTGCATGAACTTCGTGTAGTCTCGTCCACTGAGGTACAGGGTCCCGCCTCGGGTCTTTACAGCCTTTTTCCCTACAGAAGAAGACGCTCTGCCTAAAGCAAACCCCGCACCACCAATGCCGCCAAGAGTAGCGGCCATGCCTGCACGACGTCGGGTCGATGGACGGAAGAAGCTGGAGGTCATTCTCTTGAGGGCCGGAGACAGGCGAATCTTCGCCTCCTTCTCGAAGTCCTCGTCGGTTATCTCGTCATCAAGCTCATTAAGAGCGATAAGTAAGCCTGCAGCACTGCTCATTTCTTAACCCCAAGTCTGGCGCGAACTTCAGCACCTTCTGCAACTTCTGTGAGGAAAGCTGCTGCTTTCTCGTGTGCATTTACGTCCTGGTACGCACCTTCGTACTCAGCGTAGGTCTTGAGCAACTTATGCTCTACATCGACCTCGTATAGAGAAGGAAGCTCTACATCCAACTGAGGAGAGAGACCCATATCCCGAACACGCTCAAACGCTTCTTTTATGAGAAGCGCTGCAGCATCGGGATTGGTAGTGATGTCACTTACGGCAACAACAATTTCTTTCCCAGAGAGCTCATTGTGGAACCTGGCATCAACAACCTGGTCGATAAAAGACTCTTTTGCAGAGGCAACCTTTGCTAGCGCACCCCATCGCTGGGCTCGGCGTTCCTGTGCAGCAACCTTTGCTTCTGCAGCAAGCTCCAGAGGTCGTTGTGCTGGGTCTGTCGGTTGCGTGTTCATATACTCTTGAACAGGGAACTGAGTAGGCCCGGGATCAACTCGATCCACAAGAGCACCAGTAGGAACAGCAGAAACAACCTGAGCGGGCTCAGAACTTACCAAATCACTCGGCTGGGCCGGGTCGAATTGGAAAGTCTTGTCGTCTGAAGAGCTATAAAGAGACTGCCAAGTCATTCTGTTTGTCATCTCCACAACTCTATGCTTTTCATCATCATTAAGACTGTGCCCTTGCACAGCCTCTTTGACGGCAGAAGACAGGTTGTTTGATTTACCAGATACGAAGGCGTTACTTGCCCTCTGACTGATGTACCGTAAACTTTCGGGAAGGGACCTCATACGGGGCTCCAGATAATAGCCAAGAATAAGCTCAGGGATACAGCATGGTCAATTCGCATGTCGAGTCTACCGAACAGTTTCTGTCGGTAAATGAAGTTGCCGAAGTTATTGGGGTTCACCCCGTAACAATCCGCCGTTGGATCGGTTCCGGACAACTTGCCTCCATTCGAGTAGGTGGACGTATTCGAGTCCCTGATTCTGTTGTGCAAGGCCTTCTAAGAAAGGGTGTTGCTCGCCGCAAGGATACCAATGCTTTAGAGGACCTGTCTCAAAGAGTTTCTCGTATCGAAAACAGCTTGAACATGCTGCTCGATGAATTGGGTTATGGAACGGTGGGTCACACCTATAGCAAGAATGAGCTAAACGCTCTAGCTACTAAAGCAGCGCAGCTCCTAACGAAGAAGTCTGGTTGGACTTTCAGGGAAGCAGACCATTGGGCTGAAATGGTGCTTCGTTTGAACGATACAGACGTTATTCGGCTTACAAATAGTCAAGAAGAGCAGTGGGTACCTATCTACACACTCCTGTCTAGGATGCGTGCTAAGGCAACAGGCTCTGCAGAAGCTGACGAAGTGCTTCGGGTTAAGCTCGACCGAGCCTTGAGCCACCTACGAAGCTTGGTCTACACCTGCCGACGGATGGTAGACCCGAAAAGTAAGATCCAAACACACCTGTCCAAGGTAAGCCGGCTCATTGGGGCCGAGCCTCTGCCGACCACACAACGTGTTTGTCGGTGGTTTGAGGCCAAATATCGGGCCTCTGCATAACCCCCATTTTCGTGCAAAAAAATAGGGTTTTCTCCATATAGGTTTTTTGAGTCAAGGAAGGTGAACCTTTGGCTCTTTTCACAACCTCTGAAGGGAGAAACACACCATGGCCAATTCGAAGGTAGAAACCGTTACCCCAGCTGACCTCAAGAACCTCGAGAGTTCCATCAAGGACTTCATCAAGGACCAGACGGCAGTCGGTGCCCCCGCCGAGAACTTCCAGAAGAGCTGGACGGGCTGCGAGACCAAGATGCAGAAGACCCGAAGGATCCTCGAGATCCTGGCTACTGCCGGTGGTCTCCTGACCCCGACCGTGCTCCTGGTCAACTCGTACCGAGGCCGCCGTGCTGCGCGTCGCGCCGAGGCGATGGACTTCGTGCACGTGCCGAGCAACGGCAGTGACGGAATCGCCGTCAACCTCTAGATAGGTCCGAGCGACCGAGTCTCTACACAAGGGTGTAGGGGAGAAGCAGCCCACCATATGGTGGGTTTCTTCTTTACCAACT